TCGTCGTACATTAATACGATCCATAGCGCTTCTGGTTGCTTGCAATGTTTTTTGTCCAAACACTACTAATCCTTCTGCGGGGAATGAAGCAATTGGGTTAATATTATTTTCATAAAGTCTATCCCTATCTTTCGAAGTTAATCTTTCGGTTACTCCAACAATGGGAATCCCTCCAGCTCCTTCTGTAAGTCCACCACGAGTGAATCCTGCGGGCGCAAACCATATTTCTGCCTTCGCATCTGAATAAGCGTAAGTTCCCACTGCTGCTAGCGATGGCGGCGCAAAGAAACTAATTCCGGAATCCGCATCTCGTACTTGAATCCATGGATAATAACAAGCTCCATAACTATTGTTAAGCTGTCTATCTCTTAACGTGGTTGCTGCTGTAGAGGCTTTACCGCGATTAGCAGTGGAAAAGTCGTCACCAAAAGAACTTCGATCAGGAGCAGGTAAATATCCACCCTCAATATCAATCACAGCCAAAGCATCTGCTCGGCGGCGGCATACATCTAACATATGATTAGTCAAGCCGCGTGTCGCAGTCGTTGTACCAATACCAGGTGCAGCCATTACGTTCATCTCTACTAACTCTGGGTCTGCACAAGAATCAATTGCTTGCCTAATAGAGTTAAACTTAGAGTCTGTCGTAAGTGACGGAGTGAAACTGCTGGGATAATAATTATTAAATGGATTAGTTTCCCGAATATCAGTTCCGTTAAAGCCGCCGAACATTGGCACCGTAAATTGGTTAAATTGTGCATCCAATACACTTTTGTATGTATTCGTACCAGTAGTAGCCAGAGAATATCCAAGTTTATTAGAGCCTGAAATATAAAATGCCTCGCGACCTTGAGAGGCAGGAATTGAGGCCCCATGAGGGCCATATTGGGCCTCAGTTAATGACGCTGTGTGATAACCTACATCTTCAAGAGTAAAGACATAAGAGTATTCAATCACATTTCCGGCAGCTGAATAAGAAACAGCTGTTCTTGGACCTGTGGAAGTTCTACCAATATCTGATAAGCCACGAACTACGTCCTCATAAGCCGCATCAAATCGTGTACTTCCACCGTAAATCGTAGTATCGACTCCCCAATATGCATCACTAGGATCATTTAAATTTCCTTGTGTCGTAGAAGTACGTAAATAGGTTTGCGGAAATTGGAACGAAGCCGTGAACTGCAAATTATTTACGTTTACAAGAGGGGCGGTGCCCGCGACGCCAGCCATGTTAACTCCAGGCGCAGCACCGTTTGTTGCCACAATTGCTCGTGGAAATGCAGTGGGCGATAGGTAACTGCTATTGATCACGACTGGTGTTGAAGTTCCGCTTAGAACTATAAAACTACCCCATCGCACTGGTCCGCGATAACCCATGGGTATTTGATCGGGGGGAGTAGGTCCACCCTCCTGATACATTTTAATGCGTATATAACGTGAATTGTTACCATATTTACCAAAATAACGATACCGTCTATCGGTGTCGTCCCATTTAGCATAAGCATCACCAATTCTTCGTGAAATAAAATTAGGAGAGTTCGGATTTAAATCTAAATTGGAAAAACTCTCAATTACTTGTGGAGCCTCATCCGTATCCGAAGCCTTTCTCAACATTAATCCAAATGAGCCATAAGGTTCAGAGGGTTCATTAGAATAACGCACATCGGTAATGGCTATTTTAATGTTTTCTTGAGTCCATTCTCCACTATCTAAGGCTATTGCTTGAAATAGAGGCTGAAGATTGTCTGGGTTAAAACTTTGCGATGCCTCTGTTGATTGACCAACAATCCAATTGGTTTGGGCCGGTGACATACTCGCATAATTTTTACCCCAAATAACGGGGCTACTGGCCTCTCCGTCTGTGAGGGCAGCTATAAATCCATGCACATCGCCTGCGACGGTGCCGCTCGCAATCTTTTGTGCAACATCGCGCTCAAAACTTTCTCCCAAGAAAAATGAAGAAGTATTGGATGATCCCCATAAGCGTTGCGTTAGTTTTGTAGGATTAGTATTAAACATTTTCCTAATAAAATTACCCGCGCTTGCATCTTTAATATTAAATTTGACGGTTTCTTGTTGAGTAACAGGGCCGCCACCGCTATTAACAACCACTGTAAACTCAGGCCCAGGCCCCGTACTTCCAATCAAGACGCCCGAGCCTGTCGCTCGGGTTCCGACAGCAGGGCCGTTGCGCAGTTGTCCTGAAAGTTCGATAGAACTTCCGGTACAATACCAAACAGCAGCTAACGTACCTGTGTAATGTTGTCCGGCACTTGCACTATCAACGACAAATAATCCCATCGCTCCGACTCGAAAACGCGAGGTGTTTGGTGTTGCGCCAATTTGCCACCCAGCTTGCCGGGAATCAGTCGCAGTATTACCAGAGTTTTCTTGTCCTAATAATCGCACATAAGTTAAAGGTCTTCCATTTGTTAACCACGCTTGAGCTGCATAAGCGCCATAGGTTGGTTCCATTCCTTCGGAACCTTTCCTCCAAATATCACCACCAGCACCACCAGGTAAAGGTTCACCAAAAATTTCAACAAATTCTGTAAAATTCTGTACTTTTACTGGTCTAAGTGCAGGTCCTCTTTGGGCACGACCGATAATAACTGGTCCTACTTCTTCGGGTTCATCGGGTAGTTGCGATTTATCAATTTCGCGAAGTTGAATTCCCGGTGATACAAATCTGAATTTGCTCTGTGCCATGCGTGTTTCTCCTTAATGCTTTAAAAGTCTCTAATAAATAGTAGCTTATTGCTCGAAAAGACAAAGGAATGATTAGGACCTATATTTTCCTTTCGGCGTTCCAATAGGTCCCCAATTAGGTTCATCTCCCATCATAACTCTTTCGCGTGGACTTCTAACGTCAACTGCATTTTCGCGAATTACAATATGTGGCTGTTCATCGTTCTTATTATTTCCAATTAAATATCCTAATACTTTTATAATTAATTTAGTTTCATAAAATCGTGATTCTTCTCCCAATTCGGCCACATTACCTTCAGCTGAAAACTCGGGCTGCATAAATGCTTCATAATGATGTCCATCGTGTTTGAGTGTCAAATAATTAATACCCTTAGAAAAGGTCACAAAAGGCTGAATTGCTTCATTTATTTGTTGTTGATACTCAGTTCTGATACTAATGGTATACGTAACATCCACATAGACGGGCATTGGAATTGTAATGGTTTCATAAACAACTTTTTTATTTTTAGGCATCGGAAAGTTAATTTGTTGAACTCCACTTTCACCCGCATTACCCGCAATTCGTGATTTTTTTCGATATGCATCCGCATTAGCAAAATTAGCTGTTTTATCTTGATTTACTCGTCTTGCAATTGTAATTGAGCCTCCCTTGGCATCCTTAACGGGAGGTATATTACCCCAAAAAACTCCCTTATTATTGGGAGTTTTTGCAAAAGATTCTCGTTGAATGGCAATTATAGGAAAAATCAAAGTACCATCACTATCTCTTAAATCTTTATGATTTTTTAATTGCCAAGAACGCTCTCCCGCAACCCAGACCAGAGGAAGTATTTTCCACCCTTTATTTGTAGTGCAAGCCACTTGCATCGTATCTTTAAGCCAATTATAAATGGAAAAATCTATCGTTTCTAAAGTAGACGGCTTGTACGGTAAAATGGAATCCATTTTATGTTCTGGAATTCCGCTCCGATCTATGCTGCCTGTGAGTATATTATCAATTGCCATGTTTATCTCCCGTCAAAAAGTCCTTGACGAGCACGGAAACACTTAGCGGATATTTCCAGCATATGTTCCGTCTGTCCAAATAATTGTTTTGGTTCAGTTAAAGTAGCTATTTCATAATAGTCTTCACCATATAAAATAAAATCTCCTTCTCGAACATACAAGTTTTGATCTTCTGTTAATCTTCTTTTATGAAAATGACATGTTAAGTGATATACGCGATCCAGTCCATATTTGGCGATGGAAGTAGTTGTTTCGCCCCATTCAATTAAAACATAAACTCTTACAGGGGGCAAAAAATTCTTTTCAATTGCTTCACCATATAGAGGATGAAAATCTGTATGAGTAGTACTTATAGGATAATAGAGGATATCTTGACCAATTACACGTTCAATTAATTCATCATTAACCTGCTTAACCAGATCTCTTTCTTTTTTTCCAAGAAAAAGGGGTGGTGGTGGTGTTGATGGTCTGTTCCATTTATTCTCTGCCATTCACTTTACCCTCTAAAAATCCCCATTGGGATGTGAACTTGAAGTCGAGTAGAATCTTCGGCCAATTTAGCATCCGTATCCATCATCGCAGAATATGTTAAGGCATCCAATAATTCCTTAAGCTCAGTTTTAAGAGCCTCTTTTTCTTCTTTTGCTTCTGCTGCTAAATCTGAAGAATTTAAAGTAACTGATTCCCCTGGTATGGGAATTGCTCCAAATTTACCACGAACTTGTGCAAGCATTCCTTTTACAATAGCCAAAGCATACTTACGTATCCATTGTTTACCCATACTATTAATATTTTTATAAGGAATATTCGCAAATGGCAGAGTATTATAATTATTTATTCCATCTCCCCCATTTTTGCGAGTTGGATCTTCCACCCAAGAATCTGTGGGGATAGTAAAATCAAACCATATCTTGGTAGGTGATCCAGTTCCGGGTTGGGCTGGAGGGGGATAAATTCTTATTCTATTATCAAATATTTCATAAGAATAATGAGATGCACGAGTATAAAGATTGGTTTCAAATGCCATCGCCTGCAACTTATTTTGCCACGCCGGTATGATTTCAAACGTTGATTCATCGGAATATTGTCCATAGGTGTATAAATTTCCCACAACATTTAATCCACCATAATATCCATAAAAGCGCCACATACTTATGGGTGATCTATAATATACTCGTCTTATAGAAATACGTTTATTATCTACACTTCCTGTAAACGCTAAACCCAACAAACTTCCATCTAGGGACGCAGATTGCACAGTTCTTTGTAAATTATAATCTTGTACATTATTTTGTAAATTAAAAGAAGCGGAATAAATTCTTGCATCGTCCCCAAATCCAGCTCCCCCAGCAAGACCTTCGGCAACGCGAGCACTATATGCAAAATTAAATCTAGGAAATTTTAATGCAAGATGAGTCCCACTTAAGCTTGAAGACAATTCACCTGTTTCTAGTGAACCTTCATGATCAAAAGTTCCGGTTGTATTTCCAAGAAAATCAGATAAAACATTTTTAGCTTGATGATTATTGATGATAGTACAATATTCTAATGTTGCCATTTCATAGGCTGTATAGACATTATTTTCTGTTAATTCAATATCAAGTACATCACCACCCAACATTTTATAAGTAAGTGACACTTGAGCAACGGCTCCACTTGCCCATTGACTTGAACTTAAAGCCCCAGTCAAATAAACACCAAATGGAACACTTGCTGTTGTAACCAGATGATAAGAACCTGTAGATTTTAAAACATAAGGGCTTGTTTGTTGAACTGGTGTTAATTTGGGTGGTGCGGGTGCCATTATTGTTCTCCTATTAATTAAATAGTTAAATGGCTCTTTAAACGAAAAAGAAAACCCCGACTCTCAAAAAGAAAGCCGGGGTTTACTATGACTATGAAAATAAGTCTAATAAATTAGACAAGATCTTCAACAATTACAAGACCGTACATGTCAGGACGAACCATCTTCTTACCATAACGAGTCATCACACCCTTGCGAGGTGTGAAATCGTCTGGACTGAAGATAGTAGGAGTGACTTGCAGCGGCACATAAGGCGCATACACATATCCACTTTCGAGGAAGCTATTGCCTTTACGTCCAACAAGAATTAGATTTCGTGGGAAATACGGGTCAACGTAAACATCCCATTTCTTACTAATTTGTCCAACCTTAACAGCGCCAGCCGTTCCTCTATTTTCATCAGCAGTTGTGTCAGCTCGGAATCCACTCGTAAACTCAAGAACGTTTGCGACTTCAGGACTTGTAACAATAAAGTTAGCCCCTCCGCGCAGCGTCTTACGATGAATCTGTGCAGAAACATCATTAACGGTTTCGAGAAGAGTCTCATACCATTCAGATACTGTTCCAGTAAAATCTGGGAACAAGCTCTGATTAACGGACATACCACCGTTTCCACCTGTTCGTGCAACAAACTTACCAGGTTTACGTGACCAATAGTAAGTTCCAGCAGTCGCACCCTTCACAAGATCTTCAAGAATCTCTTGATCAATTTCTAGTGCAATTTGCTCCGATAGAATACCAGTCAGTTCCACCTCTGCATCCAAATTATGGTATGCATTAATATCTTGCTGTAGTTCTGGTGTCCACTTAGCCTTAAGTTTCTTTGTATTTGCGGTGATAGAAACACTATCGACCTTGATATCAATTTCACCCATTGCCGTAGAATTCTCTAGACCCCAAACTGGTGATCCAACGATAGAACCAACTTGCGCTCCTCCACCTGAGAATGAATCTGTCAGTGGAAACTCAACTGTAAATGGTGTTTGGCCTCCATTACCCTTACTAATATAGCCGTTGTTCCGTGGGTTGCTGCCTGTTAGATCTATAAACGCAAGATAAACACCTGGATCTTGTCGATTGTCGCCAGACCCAATATATCCATTGTTGGTACCCGAAAGTTCACTAAGCCAACGTGCCTGAGTAAAGAGTTTCCCAGTGACTGAAGATGAA